CGGTTTCGCCGGAGGAAGTTACGAAATAGGACGGTCAGACAAAAATATAGTTTTTTGGTCTGGACTGACCGAAGATATGTCGGAAATTATTTGCTCTGAAAAATTTATTTCCAAAATAAAGTTTACCCCTTCAAGCCCTTTGGTTTATCTTATCGACGGGCGCTCCCTAGTATTGCCACTAGTAAAGTCAGGCAGAAATTATAAAAAACCGCACTGGCTGCCGGTCGTTATGGACGTTCGATAGTTTTAACTACTATGGTTTATTTTTCTAGGCTTGCCTTATCATGGTTATCCTGTAAAACTTTCGTATGTTTTATAAAAATTCTATTGAAATTACTTTAAAAAATAACTAATTGCATTATAAAATAAAAGCTTGCACCGGAGTGTTTTTTTATGCCCGCAGGACAACCTACTAAATATAAACCTGAATACTGTAAGCTTGCCGAAGAAACTTTAGGCAAGGGTTTTTCTATTGCGGGCGTTGCCGCGAATTGCGGTGTTAGTCGTGACACTATTTACGAGTGGGCGAAACAGCACAAACCATTCTCCGACAGTATTAAGAAAGGATTCGAGTTAGGACAACAATGGTTTGAAAACATTTTACACATGAAACTAAAAGGCGAAAGCACTGAAGGGTTCGACGCTCGACAAAGTGATACAACACTTTTAATCTTCGCTATGAAAACTCGATTCTATAAAGACTACGGCAACAAAGATAAACTTGATGTGAATACAACCGCAGAAATTAAAATCAATATTGATGAAGACGACGAAGGACTATAGTGCCGTTTAAGCATACTGAAAAAACTTTTTTCAACAATTCATATAAAGAAAACGACTGCCTTATATACAAAGGCGGTAAAGATAAGGACGGCTACGGTAAAATCTTTTATAATAAAAAGCACTGGCGAGCGCATAGACTTTCTTTTTATTTAATTAATGGTTTTAGCCCTGAATTTGTTTGCCATAAGTGTGATACACCGGCGTGTATAAACCCAAAACATTTATTCGCAGGTAACGCAAAGATAAACAACTTAGATAGAGCTAAAAAAGGTAGGTCGGCAAGGCTCTCAAACGAAATGCATCCTGGCTGTAAGTATACAGACGAACTTGTGTCTTCTATTCGTTCTATGAGAGTCAACGGTCTGCTATTAAAAGATATCTCTATTAAGACTGGTGTCGGCGTGTCCTATGTCTCGCAGCTATGCGGCGGGGGTATACGCAATGCCTAAAGATAAGTTTTCAAAAACATTAAAGCAAAAAGAAGCTGTTTGCTTGTTAGGAGGACCCGCCAAAAGTATTATGCTTTTTGGCGGCTCGTAATCACGCTCCGGTAAAACTTTTATATTGATTTATGCTATTGTAGTCAGGGCTTGTCGAGTGAAGTCTAGACACGTAATCCTGCGGTTTAAGTTTAACCACGCGAAGCGTTCTATATGGTTGGACACGCTTAGGCAAGTTATAACGATATGTTTTCCTAACTTAGGCGTTACCGAAAAGAGCTACAATAAGTCAGACTTTTATTTAACATTGCCGAACGGTTCTGAAATATGGGTGGGCGGCTTAGACGACAAAGAACGCGTCGAGAAAATTCTAGGTAACGAATATTCAACGGTTTATTTTAATGAAACTTCACAGATAGACTATAACTCTGTTCAAATGGCAATTACTCGTTTGGCTCAAAAAAATGCTCTAATAAAAAAAACTTATTTTGACCAAAATCCGCCAACCAAAACTCATTGGTCATACTGGCTGTTTGAAAAGAAGCTAGACCCGATTGAAGGCGAGCCTTTAAAACGTCCTGAAAAATACGACTCATTACGAATGAACCCAACAGACAACCTAGAAAACATTGACGAAGATTACATAGAGCTACTCGAATCAATGCCTGAAAAGGAAAGACAACGGTTTCTTGAAGGACTTTATACAGACGAAAGCGACGGCAAGGCTTATTATGCTTTCAACCGCGAGCAACACGTACGCGAGACGACGTCACGCCCTGGCTCGTTGTTTATCGGTATGGACTTCAACGTTAACCCTATGACAAGTTGTATCTGCCAGTTTTATGATAACACTTTCTATATTCACGACGAAAAGTATTTACCGAATAGTGACACGTTTAAGATGTGCGATTCGCTCAAAAGGTCTGGTTATAGCGGCGACGTGATACCAGATAGCACGGGTAAGAACCGCAAGACTTCAGGACAATCGGACTTTGAGATATTAAGGCTTAATGGTTTCAACGTACTTAGAACGCATAATCCGTTTGTTACTGACCGCGTGAACAATGTTAATAGACTTTTTACCGAAAACCGAATTATAATTAATCCTAAGTGTAAGAAGCTTATTAATGATTTAGAGAAAGTAAGCTGGAAAGACAACAAGCTAGATCAAAAAACCGATTCGATGTTGACACACTTATCGGATTGTTTAGGCTATGTTTGTTACAAGCTTGAACCATTATCAGCAAAAAGAAAACCGCAAAGGACTGTGCAGCTATGATTAACGCCGAAAACACTAAAAAATATATAGACACTTACTCCGGTTACCTTGGCCATAATTCTAAAATATTCGAAATCATAGAGGGCGACTTGCTCGACAAAATAAAAGCTAACTTACGACAATTGCTTTTATCTAATAGAGCATACGAAGCGGCGTCGAAACTTATCCCGCCGATTAATTTATTAAGGCAAGTCAATTCGAAGCTATCAACTATTTATAATCAACCTCCTAAACGCACCGCGAGCGAAGACAAGGACCAATTCCTTTTAGACTATTACGAAAATTACGCCGACGTTAATACAGCTTTTCACGAAGCTAACAAGTTTTTTAATAGTCAGAAAGTAGCGGCACTTGAGCCTTATTTAGACGGCGGCAAACCGAACATAAGAGCACTTTCGGGCCATCACTTTCTAGCAAGGTCTACACATCCCGTAAACCCGACTAAAATAACCGAATTCATTAAACTGGTTTCTGATAATGTTACTTTCGTTTATACAAAAAACGAATTCAAGGCTATCGACAAGGACGGGCGCGAAATACCGGAGTATATGTCAGAAAACACGGGCGTTAATCCTTTCGGCATAATACCGCAGACTTATATTCGGCGCTCTAGAAATTTGCTGATACCTTTACCCGACACCGACACTATTCAAATGGCAGTTTTAATACCTTCGCAATGGGCGTCGCTTAACTACGCGATTAACTTCCAGGCTCATAGTGTTTTGTACGGTATAGATATTGACTTTGAAAACATCGAGTTAAACCCCGATTCATTTTTAGTTTTAAAAAGTGATAGCGATAAAAAGCCGGAAATAGGTTCGATAAAACCCGACATTGATATATCAGAAGTCGATAAACATATACTTGATTTATTTAACGCTTGGCTTGAGAGTATGAATATTCGCCCAGGTGAGGGCACGGGCAATAGTCAAAATAGTGTTTCAGGCGTTGCGCTTTCGATTAAAGAAATGGATACGACTCAAAACCGGCGCGAGCAGATTAGATACTTTACCGACGCCGAAAACGAATTTTGGCTAAAACTTGCAATACAGCATAATTATTGGGTTGATACGAAACAACTGAAAGACGTGCCGAAGTTTACAGAAAACTTTTCTCCGGCAATAGCCTTTCCTGAAGTGCGGTTAGACGACAACGAAGACAAAGAAATCGAAAGGCAAGTGATATTAAAAGCAAACCGCTGGACTACTCGCAGGCGTTCACTTTCAAAACTTAATCCTGAATTAACAGCCGATGAAATAGAAGAACTAATCGAAGAAATAGACAAAGAAGGTCCACTAGAGGTAAGCGTCAATGTCGAAAAAAACGAAGAAAACGATAAAGCTATCTAGTAGGTATAGCGATGTTGAAAAGCTTGCGATTGCAAGCGACATTATCGAATACATACGTGACCGTTCGGCAAGTGGTAAAGGTCCAGGCGGCACTCATGGCCTTAAGTGGTCTGGTTCTAAAGGGCGTTACTCTCCGAGCTATGCAAGCTCTATAGACTTCAATATCGCGGGTAAGGGTAAGTTAGTTAACCAAGAATTAAGCGGCGAAATGCTAACAGAAATGGACGTGCTAAAGATATCAAGCGACGGCATAGAGTACGGCTTCGTAGACGGTAGCGACAACGAAGCGAAAGCCGAAGGCAACATAATCGGTTCATACGGTCGAAGTCCGAATGCTGCGAAGGCTCGCGACTTTCTTAAGCTAACGAATAACGAAGTCAAAGAGATACTGAAAAAATATCCGTTACGCGGCGGTGAAGACGCTTCGAAGAAACGAGAGAAATCAACAGCAACACGTCTTGCGGCACTTGCCGAAATCAGTGACTTTGACATAGGCGAGTTAATCGACACTTCGGTGCTAGCAAAAAGGCTTCTTTAGATGGCTAAAAAACCGATTCTAGTCGGTCGCTTCGGCACTAGTGTTGACTTCAAAAAGACGTTAACGAGTCCCATCGAAAAGGCTTTAAGTAAAGTATTGTCACGCAGGTTTATGCAAGTCTATATGAAACAACTTGCTAAGACTGTAAGGATAAGAACGCAGCTTGGTTATAATGCTTTGAAAAGTGGCGCATCAAGAAAGCGAATTAAGAAACTCCGACCGAAGACTGTTAAGTCAAGAAAGTATGCGAAGCAGGCGGGCGGGTTATCGAGCAAGACAACGCCGAACCGTTCGAACTTGACAAGGACGGGACAAATGCTGAAAGCTATTCGTGGTATGGGCTTAAGGCTCGGAGTGTGCGAGATAGAAGTTGAGCCAACAGGGCGGACCGATTCGCCGAAAACCAATAAGGATATTGCAGGCTATGCCGAAGAACTAGGCAGACCGTTTTTGAACTTAACGAAAAAAGAGATTAAAGAATTAAGT